AAACATATTCTTAAACTTAGATACACCAGTCTTACCTAATTGAAATACCATCTCAATAATAACTCCTTTAACAAGCATAGGTAATGCCTGTGTTCCAACTAATTCTTCCATACCTTGTTTAGCTTTATTAAAATCTTTATTAAATAATTCTTCAAGTATATCTTTGTCGTAGATAATACCTTCTTCAAAATCATCATCTTCAGTAAGTAGATGACCATAACCTATAGTACCTTTGCCAAGTGAATCTAAATATACTTTGGCAGAAAAACCTTCATGTTTCTTAATGCGTGTTTTAACGTCTTCGTAATTCATTTAACTAGTATCTTACCATCTTCATAAACATAAACAATCTTTACGTTCATTCCTTGTTGTATCTTTGATGGAGATCTATTTATTCTATCGTTCTTTTTGTGTGCGTATTTAGTATTTGATTTTCTATATGATACAGTCTTAACATCATAGTTAGTATATTCATTTGTCTTTGTATTATAAACAATAAGATCTATTGGACCAACACCACCTGTAGGTGTGAAGACTAACACATTGGGTTGTGTACTGAAATAAGATTGAGCTATTAGTTGTGATGTAATTCCCTTACGATGTTTTAAATTCACTAAACCCCTTTAGTTTTTTTTGTTTATCTAAATTGAAAGAAACTACCAACCGCTGTAACAATACCACCAAGGAATATAATAAAATAAATAATCCCTTTTCCCTTACTCATATCGCTACGAAGATCTTTAACATCTACTCTTAATTCATCTATTGTTTTAATAAGTGTACTCATTCTTTCTGCACAGATTCTCTCGTGAGCAGATAGTCTTACTGAGGTAGCAGATATAGCTGTCTTCTTTCTCTTCATGCACTACCTATAGTGGTTGTGTATAAAAAGTCAATTATAGATTGTGTTGAAAATAAGGGTGGTTATTCACCACCCTTATTGTATAGACTAATCTTCGTCTTCTTCTTCGTCTATATCAAGATCATCATCTTCTGATTCATCATCATAAGAATCTTCTGGATCAAGTTTTAATTGTAGATCGTCAAGCAGATCTTTGATCTGGTATATTAGATCTTCTGCTGATTTAGGTTTCTTTGCCATACTAACTCCTATTAATTTGTTAGGCAGTAGCCAGATAAAGTTAATTGAATAATAAGTAAATAAAATTATTTTTTATAACTTATTGAATTATAAATATAATTTATTTTTTATTGTAGAACTGTTCTACATTCTTAGCATAATCTTTCCAAAATGTTTTAACATCTTCAAAAGCATCTGCATAGAACTTGGTCCAGTAGTTTTTAATATCAGTATAGTTTAACATTATATTCTCCATTGGTTAATGAAGGATATATAGGTTAAATTATTATATTTTCAATATGGCTTTGATAGATTCAATAGCTTTGTTGATTTCATCTTTATAAACATAACCAATGAAACCTCCAGCTAGTAAACCAATAATAAGTGTAATCATATTATTTCTTGTTTAGTTGAGTCATGAACATACCATGATATTCAGTAGAACCCAAGTGTGTAATTGGTGTAGAAAGATCTGTCCAGATCTCAAAGCCACACTCTTCAGCTAGTCTGCAGAAGTAATAATCTTCAGATAGAAATCTATTTACACCATCTTTCTCTTTGTAAATCCCAACTGGGAAGAAATCATACGCATTATCTGATCCTTCTATTCCTGTTCTTAGATCTGGTTTATATTTAAGGTTAGGAAATTTATTAATGATAGTAGTAAAGACATTACGCTTAATCATCATGAATCCTGTAGCTGACTCTTTTACTCTTGCGAATCCCTGTTTAAATTCTGTGTTAGGATATAGATTAACATTGAACTGCAAAAGATAATCACGCATTGTTTGTTCATCTATATTATTATTTTCTTTGATACGATCTAGTAATTGCTGCCAGTAAAATCCTTTTACAGGATAAGTGCAAGTAACAACTTCTTTATTAAACTCTATAACTCTTAACAAGTTCTGTATTGTAAATCCAATGTCAGCATCAATGAATAATAAATGAGTACCATTAAACTCTTTGTTATCTAAGAACTTAGTTACAAACTTATTTCTAGCACGATTGATTAAGGATTCAGTTGGAAGTGTTTCTATTCTAAGATTGTGTCCCATATCATTTAAAGGTTTGATGCAATTAAATAATGAATGGAATGTCATGTTACTGATGTTGCCGCCAAAACATGGTATTGCAATGAGAATATTCATAACCCTTTATGGGTTAGCTTATATAGTATCTTCTACTATATCCCAAGATAAAGTTTGTTTGTTCCAAGAATACTTATTGTCATAATCCTATAATTGCTTTTACTTCTTGTTCATTTAAACCAAGTGCTTTTAACTTAGCAATAGCTGATTGTTTGTTAGCTAATTCTGTAGCAATCTTCTGTTCTATAATAACTCTATCTGCTTCATATTTAATAGCATCTTGTTCTCTTTGTGCTATTTCTTCAGCAGTAAGTTCTATTTCAAAATTACCTTCTGGTGTTACTAATAATTTTTTCATTTATTTAATACCATATAGTTTGAAGTTTCCTGAACTTATGTTTCCTGTTCCCATAAAAAAAGATATTCCTGACAAAGCACTTGTGCTATCTTGTAATGTAGCAGAAATTCCTTCATTAAAAAATCCTGTTCCACCAGTTCCACCAGCATCATCAGAACTATAACTTTGTGAACATAAAATTCTTTTATAAGATGAAGTATTTAATGGATTAAATATTGTAATGAACCCAAAATAACCCTGTGCAGAACTAGCTACTCTTATTGAGTTTTGAGTCAAATCAATTTTATCATAATTATAAAAAGTATTATTACTAATAGCATTAGTACCAGAATGAACCCAAGATTGATAACCTGCTTTTGTATAATTTGAAGCAGTAACATCAGCATTACTTCTACGAAATCTGCATTTTAAACTACTTGAAGATACTGGTAATAAATCAGAAATAATTAATTGATATACTTTATAAGTAGATGAAAAGTAACCATCAAAAGAAACTGAAGAAGAAGATGAAGCATCAGTAGATGCAAGTAAAACATAATCAGAAGATACAGTTGCAAATTCTAAAGCAGTAGCTCCAGTATTAGTTCTTAATACTTGTAAGGAAGTTCCTATTGCAGCTAATCCTGTACCACCGTTTGCTACAGGTAAAGTACCAGTAACTTTAGTAGTTAAGTCTATTGTTGATGCAGCAATCTTTGCATTAGTTACTGTACCATCGCTAGGAGTACCTATTGCAAGTACATCACCTAATACTAGGATAAAATCTATTGTATCAGATGAAGTTAAAGCATCTGAGAATACGATTGTTGAACCTGATATTGTATAAGCTGAAGTTGGCGATTGAATAACACCATTTAAAGATACGATACAGTTGTTTGCAGTTTGAGGAAAATACGCAATTCCACCATTTAATAAATTGTATGTAGCTGTAGCGGATGTAGTGATTGCATCTAATTTGACGAAGTTTCCTACAATTGGTTGTTTGCCGATATATGCCATAGTTTATTATTTCGGATATTTAGTTTTGATTGATTGAATTCTAGCTTTCCAGCTATCAATTCCATTGTGATAAATCTCATCTAATTGAGATACAACAGAACCATATTCATTACGTCTATTTTCATAGACATATTCTAATGCTTGTAGTTCAGCTTGTTTAGCTAATATTAATTCTTTAGAAATAGGTGTAGTTCCGTTGTGCCATTCTATTTCATTATCTCTAGTAGTAAATTCGGCATTAGGATTTATTTTTAATATTGCTTTTTGAATTGTCATACTGCAATCTCCATTAATGTTATACTGTTTTTTCCAGAATTATTTAAATAAACAGAACCGCCACCAGCTCCTTTTTTAAATTTTACAGTATAAGTTGTTGATGATGTTGTATTTGGACTATCTAAATTAACAAAACTTATATTACCTAAAGCATTTGCACTTTCAAATTTTGCTCCAGCAAAAAAATTACCTGCTGCTAAATCAGTAGCATCTCTAAAAACAGTTATAGTTATATTATTACCTGCAGTATCAGAATCACAACTACCAGTATGTCCAATAACTAATATTTTATTTGAAGCTGATGATGGTGTAATTGAAGCAGAAAAACCATCTTGATAAGAAGCTGATGATGTTGAATAATTAGTTGAGTTAAATGTACTTACAACTTGTAATACTTTACCAGCACCAGATAGTTTAGTTCCAGCTATAGCCGCACTAGCATTAATATCAGCATTGACTATTGTACCATCAGTTATTCCTAGTGATTTTATTCTTGTTAGTGGCATAATTTATTTTGGATATTTATTTTTAACTGCGTTAATTGCTTCTTCCCATTTGTTAGTATTATTAATTTTATCCCAATATTGCAAATCTAATTGTTCTTGAATTGAAGGATATTCTTTTGCTCTATCTCTTTGGTATTGATTAGCATTATATTCTGCAATTAATTCTTGTTGCTTAGCAAGGATTTCATTTACAGGAATTGGTGCAGTTCCATTTAACCAATTAATATTATTAATATCATTATCTATAATACTAGCTTGTGCTTGAGAATTTATTGCTAAAATTGATTTAATTATATCAGTCATATTATACTGCTATTTCGTAAATATTTAACCAAAGCATACCGCCTCTATTTTGATGAACAGACGCACTTTTTGCATACAATCTATAAGTAATTGCTGATGTAGTATTATGTGAATTATCATAAAGGTTCATAGGTATTATTCTATAAGTGTCCCATCTTGTTTGCTGACTAGCATTATATTCTGAATCAGTATTAGTAGTGCCACTTGGATTGCCAACTTCTGTATCTGTATTAGCTGGTGTTCCACTATCTCTACATAATTTAAATCCAAATGCTAAACTTGTAGCACCACTTACATCACAACCATAAGTAACAAAACCGCTTCCAGTAATAATTGAAGAAGCACTTGTTGGAGTAAATGTTACTGTTCTTCCTGTGTTAGTAAGAGTAGTAGATGTTATATTCCAATTACCTGCCGAAGCATCAAAATTTCCTGAAGATACTTGTGCATATTTTAATACTTTACCAACTCCAGTTAGTTTAGTTCCAGCTATAGCAGCACTAGCATTAATGTCTGCATTAACAATAGTACCATCAACAATCTTTGCAGACGTAATAATACCATCTGTTATATCCGCAGCTGTTAAAGGTTTATCAGCTGGTTTATATCCTAAGTAACCCATTAATGTATTCCTATTATGAACTTATATCGTCAACTGCTGAAACCCAAACATCTAATGAACTTGCAGTATCAGAAATAACTTTTAGTGCATCACCAGATTGAACTACTATTTTTGATCCACCATCTAAAACTTGTAAAGCAGAACCAGCAGGTATTGGTGCATCTTTAATTAAATGAATATCGTTTGTTCCATCATTAATATAAACTTGAGCAATAACAGAAGATGATGTTACGTTAGCAACATATATTCCAACTATTGTATCGTATGAGTTTGCAGTAAATATTGTAGCAGCAGAAGTTCCTACATTATTACTTGTATATCTTCTAAAATTTTGTGCCATTTAAATCCTTATTTAAATTTCTTTATTGAGTTTACGAAATAAAGCCATAGTATATTTTTTATCATAATGCAATACTCATGGCGATAGCAAAACCAGCTCCTGCCTTACTATCTATTTGAGTTTGAATAGCTGATGTTACACCATCTAAATAACCAAATTCTGTAGCACTTACATTTGAGTTTAATTGCGTTGAAGTTAATCCTGTTAATAAACTACCATTTATAGCTGGTAATAATGCCGAAGCATTTAATTGAACTACATTGTTAGCTGCTGTTCCAGCAGTTAATGTAGCTGCACTTCCTAATCCTAAACTAGTTCTTGCAGTAGTTGTGTTTGTTAAATCAGATAAATTGTTAGCAGCAACTAATAAACCAGAAGCACTTACTGCAGCAACTTGCCAAGCTGATCCATTGTAAACTCTTAAATTACTAGCACTTGAATTAAAATATAAATCTCCAGTTGTTAATGGATCACCATCATTATCTAATGTTGGATCAGATGTTTTAGTTCCAAGATAAACATCATCAAAATTATCAGCAGCAACAAGAGCAGCATCTCTTGCAGCGTTAGCCGCATTAGCAGCATTACTAGCAGTGTTTGCAGAGTTACTAGAGTTGTTAGCAAAATTAGATGAATTACTAGAATATCCTAAAGCCGCAGTTGCATTAGATGTTGCATAACCTGCTTGTGTTGTAGCAGTTGCAGCATTTGATGAAGCATATCCAGCTTGTGTAGTTGCAGTAGTTGCACTAGATGCTGAAGAGTTTGCACTATTAGATGAATTAGAAGCATGTGCTAAAGCAGATGAAACATAACTTAAACTATTAGCTGCATGATTAGAAGAATTGTTTGCAAAGTTAGAACTATTAGAAGCAGACAATGCAGAAGCGTTAGCACTGTTGCTAGAATTATTTGCAAAGTTAGAACTGTTAGAAGCATTGGCAGCAACACCAGCTAAATAAGTTGCAGATGTATTAGCACTGTTAGATGAGTTGTTTGCAAAATTATAACTATTAGATGCGTGGTTAGCAGAATTAGAAGCATGGTTTGCAGCAGTGTTTGCAGAGTTAGCTGAATTAGATGCTGAATTAGATGCGGCATTTGCAGATGTACTAGCAGAAGCTGCATCAACTATTAAACTCCATTTAGCAACATCAGCATTAGAAGATATAGGCTGTGATCCTGTAGATGTATGTGCTGTATTACAAATATAAATATTATTATTAGAAGTATCTTTAATTAAATCACGAACATAATAAACTATTGCAGTAGTCCAGTTACCTTTATATGTTCCAAGTTCTTGTGTAACTGCTAACTCACCACTAGTATCAAATGCTAAAATCTTATTAGCACGATCAGTAGCACCTACAGTAAACTCTGTAGATGTAATTGTGTTTGTTTTAGATAATTTAATTGATCTTGTTACTTCTTCTTGTAATTGTTGAATTGCCATTGTTGCTCTGTCTAAACCTTCTTCATGAGATTCAGCAGGGAATGGATCGTTAGCGATATAATCTATTGCCTGTGTTTGTGGAATGTTACGTCTTAATACAACTGTCTGAGTTGATGTTGGAATATTACCTGATGTAAATACAACTGATCCACCACCTGATGAACCAGCACCTGTTACTGTATAATGAGTTGTAATAGTTTTAGTTGTTTCTGTTCCTGTAGATGAACGAATGATTACTTGAATATCTGAGTCTGCAAATATCTTGAATGTGTATGAGAATGTAGTAGTTGATCCATCACCACTATAACTGTTCTTAACTGTAGTTGAAGATATTGTCATAAAGTTCCTTTATTATATTTTAATCACTATGTCTATTACTTTTGTTTAAATCTTTTTAAACCATATTCTGCTTCAATGATAATTTGATTAATTAAATTATCTATATGGTTTCTTTTTTCATCAGCACCATAACCTTTTGAATTCATTATGTTTCTCATTTGATTTTCTTTATCTCTTATTGCTTTATAGGCAATTTCTAAATCTATATAGTTTTTTGGAAGTTTAGCCTCTTCTTTATCTGCTGCTACCAAATCACCAACATTTTTTAAATTTTCTACAGCATTCTGTCTTTTTTTAATTTGATCATATTCTTTATAAAAGTCAGTAACAAATTGAGAATTTCTATCAGGGTTACGAACAACAAATGCTTTAACAAAAAATATATCTGAAAATTTAGTTTCTGGTTTTATTGGATCATCTACAATTCCACCTGAAATTAATATTTGATCTATAAGTTTAGTTACTTGTGTACCAACTCCTCCAGTCCAGCTTCTTATTGCGTTATCAATAACGACTGGACTTGAAGCTCCAGTAAAGTCATCACTTGAAACAAATCTAATTCCTTTACCAATTAACTTTGATGTTTCGCTAGTATAATCTGTAAACTGATATTCTTGTGGTAAATTTTTTAAACTGTCTGGTATGATTGGTTTACCAGTAAATAAACTTTTATTACTCCAACTCTCAACTGCTGGCTTTACAATATCTGGTATTGGCACAAATGACTTAGCAGTATCACCTGCAAATTTAAATAAGAAATCTTTTATAATAGCTGGATCTTCTTTTGCATAAAAGTCTAATAATTTTTCTGTTCCAGTTCCAAACAATAAACCAATTTCAAATGGTTTAGGTACTGGAAAATAAAAATAACCATCTTTAAATGAAGAGGATTTAACTTTAAAATTCCATGATAAATCTTTTCTCCATTCAGGAAGTTTTTGATAATCAGGATCATCATGATTTGCAATCCAGTTATAAACACTAAGTAAAGAAACCCATGCTATAGACTTTGCTGTTGTTTCTAATGGTCTTTCTTTAAATGCTTCAACAATAGAAACTAACGATTGAACTCTAGCATTAAAGAATGCTGAAATTAAATTAACTTGTTTAGTCATAGCTCCAGCTCTAGCATAAGCAACTGGATTTATAGTTGCATCATAACCAGCTTTTCTAACTGCAATTTTTTCAGGGTAACCTTCTTTAATATATTTAAGATAAGATAATTTAAAATTACCCATTCTTCCTAAATATTCAGATGCCTCTGCCGCAACTCTTATCATTTCAACTGGTTTAGTAATTATGTTTCTAAATTTAATTCCAGTAAATATTTCTTTATATCCTGCTTGAAAATAATTTCTTTCAAAAGAAGCAAATGTAGATTTCATTCCACCAGACTTAACCCATTTTTCAAACATAGGTTGATAACCTAATTTTGTTCTTATTGGATTTATTAATAATGCTGCTCCTTGAAGCTGAGCATAGAAAGGTGGATGCCAAGTTTTACTTAAAATAGCAGATGAGAAAGCATCTCTTGGTAAGTTATTGTACATAAACTCTGGGTTAAAAGTTGTAGCACCAGCTCTTAAAAGTTTAGATGGAAATCCTATAACTGCTGCAACATCACTCCAAATAGTTTTATCTACATTCTTAAATGCTCTTGCAAAATCTGCACCAACTTCATAAACTTCTCTTTTTCCATTTCTATATATTTGTATCTCTGTTGGTTTTAAATATCCTTGTTCTTTTCTATAAACAGAAAAAGCATCTAATACTTCATTAGATATATTTTTAATATCTATTCCAGCTTTTTCTAATTCTTCTTTTGTTACTCTAGTTTCTCTTGTTCTTTTTTCAGAAAGTTTTACATCAAAAAAAGATCCTGGTTCAGTTTTGTTTACTTTAAGTATTAAATCAATCATAGCTGTATTAGCTATATTTGTTTCAGCTTTTGCTGCTAAAATTCTTGTTGTATTAACTATACTTTCTAATGGTGAATAAGTTTTTCTTGCACTTCCTTTAAATGCTTTTATTGGATTTACTATTCCTGAACCAAAACTTTTATCTTTTACATTTTCATCAAACACTCTATCAAAAGTTACATAATCTTTATTAGCTTCTAACATTGCTTTGAATCCTTCTTCTTTAAGCATTCCTGCATCTTTATAATTTTTCAATTGCGTTTGTTGATATTCAACTAATGATTTTTGTTTTTCTAATAATTGTGGATTTTTTTTAATAAAATTTTTAGCTGCTGTAAGATCAACACCAGTTTCAAATCCTTGACTTGATTTTTCAATAGCTCTTTTAGATTTTAATATATAATCTATTTTATAGAGATTTTGTTCTGATTCAATTTTTCCAATTCTTTCTTTTAATGATGGTCCAATCTTTTCATAACTATTTCTAAATGAATCAAGAGTTCCAATATTAATATTATAATCTGCAATACCAGATATTAATCCTTGTTGTGTTATTAAATTTTCATAAGGATTAAAGTTATTTTTAAAATTATCTACACCAAGTTCTTTAGCTTTATCAGTTACTTGTTTAAATATATTGTATTTATCAATACCATAATAAAGAAAATCATTCTTTACTTGTTTATAATCAATATCTCTTTTAATAGGATCTCTTTGTATTGATTCTTCTAATTTTGCTTCATCAGGATCTATTGGTTTTTTTCTTTCAATTATTTTTGGCTTAACTTCTTCTATTGGTTTTTGTTCTGTAATATCTTTATAAGCTCTTATTCCTTTTGTATTAACTGCCAATACATCTTCTCTTATTGTTGGATCTTGTAACATATCTCCATATATTTCTAATTGAGATTTGCCAGTTTTTGTTACTGCTTCTCTAATGTTTTGCTTTGCAAAAGAATAACCAGCTGGAATTGTTAATATATTTTGTATTAAGAAACTTTCAGCATCAGGAACGTGATCGCCAAGAACAACACCCATACCAGTTAATCCTGTATTAAATGCTAAAGTATTTGCTGTTACACTTCCACTAATGGGTCCAAGAAATTTAGTTGCTGCACCTCCTGCATAAAATTTAATACCTTCTTTTATTCCAACAGTTCTAGCTTTTTCTAAAAACAAATTCCAAAATTCTGAAAAGTTTTGTACTTCTCCTTTTTGTCTCATCTCTGCATACATTTCTTGTATGGTTGCTCCTGTAAAACCAGATGCAAATAAACCAGCAAATGGATTACCACCAGAAGCAGCAGTTCCTATTGCAAATCCAGCTCCATAAGTTGGAAGCTCAGCAATCATGCTAACACCAGATCCAATTAATTTTTGACCAAATCCTTGATTCTCAGGTTCAGGTAAATTCATTTCCATTCCTTTACCTAAGTGAATGTTTAATGCTGTGTTTATTGTTGAATCACCTAACTTCTTTCTTATAAGTGGTTCTAAATTATTATCTGCACCCCATAAATTGTTTTTAAGTTTTTCTGCTAGTTGTGCAGTGGTTGCATAAGGTGTGTTAGGATCATTAAATGATTTGTATTCTTTATCAGTAATAACTTCATTAACTGCTTCTTTCCAATATTCATCTATAAGAGTTGTATTTGGTTCTTTAATACCAAAATAATCATTAACTTCTTTTTTTGAAAATCCACCATTTAAAAGATCTTGAGATTTTGTTTGTGTGTAATTTTTTATTTCTTGCTCTGAAAATCCACCCTCTTTAAGAGCATTAAGTTCAGCAATGCCACTCATTATTTTCCTATTCTTTTTAAATAGTCTTCAGGTTTTTCACCTTTTACTCTTAAAGGTTTTCCTTCTAATGGTTTATATTGATTATCAATTGCTTTGGAAACTTCATTTAAATTAACCATATAATTAGCAATATTATTTCCAATAAATTTTTTAGATGTTGGGTTAAGTAAATCTTCTGTTGATGTTCCTGCTTTTCTTTGTGAAATAAATTTTTCTAACATATCATTTTTAAAAGCATTTAAACGATTATCAGAATTAATATCTAATAAACTAGCATACTTTGGACCCTCTACTGCTCTTTCATATTTAGATATAAATTCAAAAAATCTTTTATTATCATTTAAGAATTGTTCATCTTTAACATTAGGTAATAAATATTTAACATAGAATTGTAAATCTACATCAGGATTAACTCCATCCCCTGCTCTTTGTAAAATGCTTTTAGCTTCATCTTCTCCTTTTAAAACAAATGGAGTTGATAGATCTGTTATCTCACCAGATAATATCTTGTTAGTAATTTCACCATTTTTATAATAGTTACTAATTTTTTTTAATTCTCCATTGGCTTGTTTAATTGAAATATCTATAAACTGTTGTCTGGTATCTGCTGCTATTTTATTATCTTTAACATCTCCAAATACTTCTTTGACTTTTAATTGATCAACTATTCCATTAGTTCTATAATCATCATAAACACGAATAGAATTATTTGTTGATTCTTGTTTACGTTGATTCATTATTGCTGTGTTAGCATTATTAATAAATGCTATTGATTCATTTTTTATTTTTTTCAAATCTTCTTTAAATCTAGTTTTTTCATCTGGTGAAAGAGCATTATATGTTTTTATCTTTTGAAGATCTCCTCCAAATGTACCGCTATTTGCTTGATCATAAGCATTTTGAACATCAAGAGCTGTAGTTTTACCAACAACAGGTTCTAATCCAGAAGACAAATATCTTGATCTATCTTCAGAAATTCCTTTAGAAGCATCTTTTAAAAATTTTTCTCTGTCATTAATATCTAAATTAGTTAATTGACCAGATTTTAATTCATTAAATAATCTTGTTTTATCTTTTTCAAATAATCTATCTGCATAAAATTTTTCTAAAGTTGAAAATCCTTTTTCTAATGCAATTTGCCTATCAATTTCTCTTCCTGTAAATAAATCTTCTGATTTATTCTTTAATGATTCTTTAGAAATATTTAGAGATTCTAAATTATCAGCAACATTAGATCCTTCTATTGAAACTATGTTACCCCATAAACCAGCTTCTTTTTTTTCTAATGCGTTTCTTGCTCCTTGTTCTACAGTAAGTAATGTTCTTTGTGCATCTGCCTTAAATTCAGAAATGACAGATTGTTTTAAATATGTAGATTCCCCATCAAGACTAGACATTAATTGTTGTTCTTTATATTTTACATCATTTAAATATCCTTGTGTTGCATCTGTAACATTTGGATTATTTGCATATCTATCTTTAATAGAAAATAAACCAGCATTACCATTTTCATCATCACTCCAATATTTTGTTTTATAATCTAATGTTTTAACAACAGCTTCTTTCTTTTTTTCATTAATATAATATTCAGTTAAAGCAGATTGAATTCCAGCAAAAGGAGCATTAATAGGTAATTGAATAGATGATTTAACCGAACCAACTTCTGTAGTTGGTTGTGCTTGTGTTTCAAATGTAGGTATTCTTGGCATTATTGATTCCTTGATCTGTTTACTGATTTAGATTGTAATCTTAAATTACTCATACTATTATTTCTTGGATTTCTATCTTTATGATCTACGTCTCTACCCAATAAACTATTTCCATATTTTTTTTTCATTAATATTCTTGCACCATTTCTACCAGCTCTATCTTTTTTTTGTTCTGGTTTAGAATGATAATTATCATATTCTTTTCTATAATCTCTTGGCATAATTAAAATCCTGAATAAGAACTTGGTCCCTCATAACCACCAGGAGCTTGATAGCCACCAGATGGATTGCTTCCCATATATTTAGATGCTGATAATAAACTAGAACCAAAACTACCAATGGTTGCAAACTGAGCTTGCCTTGCTTGTTGTCTTGCAACTTGTCCCTGTATTCTAAACATTTCTGCTTCATTTAATTTTTTAGATTCTGCAACTTGAGCATTATACTCTATTGTTTTTCTTTGTAGTTCTGCATTTCTTAAATTAGCTGCAACAATTTTTTGTTGTGTACCACCTTCTGCTACACCAGACTTAGCAAATGATACTTGTGTCTTTCCTTCAAATTGTAAAAAATCTTTATCAAAAGCATATAAATCTCTTTCTTTTTTTTGTTCAATTTGTTTTGCTTCTTGTTCAGAAATCTTTGCATTTCTTTCATTAACTGCTTGATTATATTTACCAGCAGCACCTTGAGCTTGGTATTGAGCTACTGATGATATTGCACTTACTGCTAAAGCTGCTTCTACACCCATTATAAAATCTCCTTCGGTGATTTGATAATTTTATCCATTAGAAAATCCTCGCAAATCTATAATGATCAGAACCATCATATCCATAGTTCTTCATCAATCCTTCATTTTTTAATCCTAACCATTTAGCAAATCTTATTCCTATTTTAAAGTCTGCACGAACTGCAGTTTGTATTCTTTTTAAATCATTCTTTTTTGCAAACAATTCAAAATTTTTTTTAATAGCTCTTGCTACAATTAATGGATGTTGCCATACTTCATTTGTTGCAAGTACCCATCCCTCAGCAACTCCACGCCAAAGTTTTTTCATGCCACCTGCTGCAATTATTTTATTATTATACATACCTGTAAATGCTAATCCATCTTCAACTAAAGAAGCAGGATCTCCATCATAATCTGCATCTTTTTGTGTTAATATATGGTTCATTTGTGATGACAGTATTATTTTGCCATGATCTGAAATGTAAGGAATTATAATTAAATTGTTCATTTTATTAACCATCATTTGTTACTAATCTAGGGTATAGCGATAAAACAGTTAAAGGTAAAGGTTGAGTTTGACGAACAAATATATATCCATCAGTTTCATAGTTACCTCTAAACTCTATTTCTTTATCACCTGTAAATACTGGTATCGCTTTATCCATAGCATTCGCAGAAGATCTAAATGGAATAGATTCCATATTGTTTAAATCTGGTCCAACTTCTACACCAATAGATTCATATAATCTAATAGCAATATCAAATATTCTTTTTGTTTTAGCTTGTGAAGTTCCATCTTGAGATCCAGCATCTAATCTCATTGTTTGTAATATAGATGTGTAAGGCAATCCAATTTTAACATTTGTTGCAGATCTTAATAAAGTAATAGATCCACTAGACACAGTTATATCTGGATGCGTTGCACCATTTGCAAGAACAGATACAGTTTGTCCCTCAAGATGATCTAATCCAGTTAATGTTGTAACTGCAGATCCTGAATAAGATAATTGTGAATCTAAAAAATTAAAAGATGTATTATCTGTTTCATCAAAATCAAATGTATTTATATATTCAATATATCTTCTTGTAACTCCATTGATTGTACGTTTAACAATAACCCATGTTTGATATTCAGTATCTGATGTTGGTATTGTTGCAATAGATTCACATACTGCATTACCAGTTCCAAATGAACCACCAAAAATATGATGATGCCAAGCAACAACTTGTTGTTCTCTTTGATAAGTTAAACCAATTAATCTTCCATCACCACGAACACACCATACAGTTTGATTAGGTTCTTGTTGATATGACATTTCGTTAATACCACTGTCAGTAATATGTTCTGCAAGAATAGTAAGATCAGGTGCTACATATCCATCCACATCAAAGTTATAAGCTAATTCTCTAATCTTTCTTTTAGCACGTTGCAAAAATAAAGTTACGTTACCAACTGAAATAGCATCTATGTTTGCACATCCATGACTTGATTGTTTCTTAATTAAAATATTTGTTGGAGTAATTGCTTCATCTGTTCCACCTCCTGAACAAGAAAATTCTCCACCGACTGTTCCTATAATTAATGTTCGTGTTGCAGATAAAAATGTAATTGCATTAACTTGGTTTGATGCAATAGTATAAACAATAGAATCGTCATCAACAACATCACCATGATAATTTTCATCAAAGTTTTCATAATCACCTGACTTAGAAAAAAATAATGTTTGTGGTTGATCTTTTGTTGCAGCAAATACTAATCTTTGCTCAAAGAAAGTAACGCAAGAAGGATAGCCTGTTGTATCTGAAAATGATCCTAATGCCCAGTCTGTTGTTGCTTTAACTTCTACTAAATAAATTTCTTCAGTTCTTGAATGTGTTGTTGCTGTAGTTCCATTTGCTCCTCTTGTGCATCCTGTAAATTGATGTGGAGATGTTGTATTATCTTTTCCAGTATAAGTTATTTCTTCATTCTCAATTAATATTGTTCCAGTACTTGGAAAGTCAGTTACATCTGATACGCTAATGGTTGTATCTGATGAAGATAATTCTTCTTTTAATTTAATAGCAGGTGTTTGTGCTAATGGTTCTAATACATCTGCAACAACAACGCTTTCATTTGTAACAGATACTATTTCTGCATTACCTCTTTCTATTCCTAAGTGAATTAATCTACCAACATCTGTTGATTTAAATCCATCACCATTATTTATTCCATCAGTAGAAGATGCTGTAAAGGTAACTCCAGTTCCACGAAAAGCACTTGGTGTTAATTTTGTTTCTGTTATGTTGTGATCTAAGAATGGTCCATTAGTAAATAATACATCTTCAATAGTCCAAGAAGTATGTCCAGTTCTTGATAATTTTTGTACTGGATGATTAGGATGACATAAATACATTACGTCTGCAGATTGAGCATATTTTATATCTGGTAATTCGCTTTCTAAATAGTTTGTTTGTATTTCATAAACTCTATTCATAATTCCACCAGATGTGTAAGTTGTATAAGAACTTGTATTTACATTGTTTCCATCTGTGTTTTTTAATTCAAAAGTTGTTGATGTTTTATTTGAAATAATAAATCTTTTATTATTAACTTGAGTCATTCCACCCACTCCAGTTATTACAATTGTGTCTCCATTATTATAATTATTTTGAATTCCTCTAATAATAATTGTAGCTGAATGTGGATTGTCTAATGTTCCACTAACTGTAAAAGCATCAGGATTATCAGATGCAGATGTATATTCTCTTGAAGCAGAAGCTAATAATGTATGCGCTGTTGAGGCACTTGAATCGTTGGCAATAGTTATAAGATCAGTATAATTTGTTGGTGCAGCAGTAACTGTATCATTGGATGTACGAGAACTTAATACAGATATAAATAAATTTTTAGAAGATCCCCATGAAGCTGTTGCTGATGGAGGATTATTTACATTTGTTGTTGCAAAAGTTATTTCTGGATTTCCATTATAACCAGATATTCTATAACCAATTGCAGTTAAATGAGATACTGTTGTTAATGTTTGTGTTCCACCTTCACTACCATCTGCTACTTTATAAAAAATATATGTTAAACCATTATCATTTCTAATAGTTTCATTCCAACCATCTGGTTTTGTTATGGTATTAGTTGAACCTGGTTTTGCAATTAATATTAATAATTCTCCAGATTTAATTCCTGCTGGTAAAGTTACCGCAGGATTTGTTACTGATGATCCTCCTGATGTATAAGTAGATACAGTTTCTATTGTTGGATAATCATCAATTTCTATTGAACCAGTTACAACACCAGGATTGGCTTTTGTAATTCCTGTAATTGCTCTATTTGATTCTAATACTGCACCACCATTTCTAATGAAACGAATGTATTGATTACCAAATTCTAAAATGTAAGTTTGTTCTGTTGAAAATTCAAAAGGAATTAATCTTGTTTTTTGCGAAGATGTTTTAACTTCATTAACAAAATTTGTTCCTGGTCTTCTTGTTGCTGATCCATGAGGATAAACAATCATATTTTTTAAAGTCTTACAACCAGATCCATATTTAGCTAAATCATTTCTACCATCTAAACGTGGTGATAATTCTCCGCCAGTAAAGTTTGTTAATTGAACCGCAACTCTAGCCATGGTTTTTAAAACCTAGAGTTGATAAACGTATTTGAATCTACTACAGATGCCATACCCATTTCTTGATCTGTATTATATCCTTCTGTTGAATCTACGAATCTAGCATCTTTTAATTTCTCTTGATATAATTGATACATATTTTGTGAAACTGGATTAGATGAAGTTACTGCATAAGCAATATCAGCAGCGAGTGCAGAACTTAAAACTTCTCTTAGTAATTGATCGTATTCGTTAGGATCTTCAACTCTTGATATATATAATATTTTCATAGAAGATGCGTGAGATAAAATCTTTCTACCTTCTACAACGTGATCAGATTCGTAATCTAAAATTTTAATTAATCTTAAACAGTCTGATGGTAATGTAAATTGTTTTGTAAATCCCCAAGCTGGTGTTTCTGTGTCAGCTGGTAATTGAACTCGTTTTATTAAACAGTTCCAAGGATGATGTCTAAATACTGCGTCTCTTACATTTAAATATCTAGCATTGCAAAGTCTTGCATTTTTAGAATCTTCTGTAAGTGTTAAGATTGTAGATGCACCTAATTGATTTAAAGCTCCATTACAAATTTCTACTACTGATGCCATATTAATCTTTCTTTATAATATATTTACGTCTTAATTGTCTAGGTTTTACTGCTGCAAAGATCTCAGCTTCTGTAAGCTCTAAATCTTTATCAAAACCATGATGTGCTGTTGATGTATATTTAAATCTATCAACTAGAACATAGCGATAGATATAATCTTTATTTTGTAAATGTAAAATTGTTTTTACGTTGTCAATCTTCTTCATAATAAACAGTGGGGATTTTACTCCCCACTATTTAAAGTAGTATTAATCTACTACGTATCTTACTGTTAATTGAACAAGACCAGATCCTGTACCGCCACCTAATGTTATAGATATTGGTAAGCCATCTTGGTTTGCATCAACTACTGATCCAGAACCCAATGCTTGTGTAGCAAAGATGTCTGCTCTTCCAGCTGTAGTTGTTGCTGCAGCAGCGTAGTAAGCAGCTGCTGATAAAGCAACTGTAGTACCTGCAGCATTTTTATATGCAGCATATCCAACTGATAAAGTTGTAGAAGTTCCAAGATTTACATAGCTTAAGTAGCCATCAATAATTCTTGCACCATTTGGTAAATTTACCATTTCTACAACATCACCACTTGAAGCAGATGCTAACGTAACGTCAGCAAATGCTATTCTTAATCTACCTGATTGCTCATTCGTTTTTATCTTGTCAGATGGAACGTTTTGCGACCATTTAGTTTTTTGTGTTGAGTATAATGTAGCCATTATATTTTTTCCTTTTTAGTTAATGTTATTCGTCGCAAGCTATTTCGACAACTTTTTCTTCTTCCATACGAGTAGCACCAATGCTCATAGCGTAGTAAACTTGAGTGCTGTATGATTTGTCAGCTCTCTCGTCAATTCTAGCTAGAACATCTTGACCAATCGCTAATTTAATAGCGTCAGCTGTGAATGCGTATGCAAGTCTGTCGTCTGTGTTTGTTGCGTCAAGTTTTAATCTATTTG